ATGTTGTTGATGTTGGTGGATATTACAGGACTGTTACAGACGAAGAATTGGACAATGCTTTAGGGATTGTTGAGCATAAAGGCAAGGTAAGAATCGGTATTGATGTCGGAGAAGGACACGACTTGAGTGTTATCATTAAGAGAAGCGATACATTGGCAGAGATTCTTTACCAAACCAAGACAGCAGACCAGATGACTCTTGCGAGAGAGTTGTTTAATCAAGTCAAAGACGAAAAGTTTGATGAAATAAATGTTGATGCAGTAGGAGTTGGTGCAGGTGTTGCTAGTTATTTTGAGGAGCAACTAAACGGCAATAAGGTGAAATGGAGCGAATCGCCAACTAAGGAAAATTCAAAGTACGGTTATAAGAATCTAAAAGCACAGAACTTTGATGATGTTGCTACTTGGATAAGAAATGGCGGGAAACTTAAACCGCACGAGGGTTGGGAGGAACTAAGAAACATAAGACAAAAGGAGGATTCAACTGGAAAACTAAAAATAAAGACAAAGGAAGAAATGCAGAAAGAGGGAATACCAAGTCCCAACTATGCAGACGGATTGGCTTTATCTTTTAATGAGAAAAAATTTGTGGGAATTACGATAATATGAGATGATTTATTGACATTAAAATAAAACTATGTTTGAAAGATTAAAAAGTTCTTTTAGGAAGTTTTTAGAAGTAGAAACACCAACAGAAGCACCACAAAACAAAAAAGAAATAGCAAACTTGCCGTCTTTTGTTCAACCCGCTTTCAGAGATATTGCTCCCGAGAATAGAACTGGGAAATATATTGATGAATTATTTGGTTGGAGTTTTATTGCGATTATGGCGATCGCTGATGAGGTTATTTCTACCCCGATTTATTTACAAAAGAAAGTTGAGGGAGAATGGATTGACGAGGACAAGCACCTAGTCTTGGACTTGCTTAAAAATCCCAACTCTTTGCAATCTTATGCGGAGATTATTTGGACTATAGTTGTTTTTTTATTGGCAGAGGGAGAAGCACCAATTCTTTTGGATAATGCCAAGAATCCAACAATGCTGATTCTTCTCAATCCCGAAAGACTAAAAATAAAATCGGGTGGAGAGGATTTTGTTACTGGCTATGAATATCAAAGGACAGACGGAACTCGGACTGAAATTGCAGGGGACTTGGTAATTATGCTTAAACTTCCAAACCTTGAAACTCCTTTTCGGGGTTCGGGAATTATGAAGCGGATCGCAAAGACGATTGACATTGATAACTACTCGGAAACTTTTTTAAGGAATTTCTTTTATAACGATGCAACGCCAAGTGGAGTATTAGAAACAGACAGCAAGCTAACGGTTGATATTATAAAGAGATTAAAGCAACAGTTTACGCAAAGACACCAAGGAGTAAAGAACTCCCACAAAATGGCGGTGTTAGAGGGTGGATTAAAATTCAATAAGATTTCAAATTCCCTCGGGGAAATGGGAATGGACAAAGTCGGAGAGAAGTTAAGGGATAAGATTTTAGCCGCTTTTAAAGTTCCAAAGAGCGTGCTTGGCATTGTGGAGGACAGCAACAGGGCTAATACCGAAGCTAGCGACATTATTTTTTATAGGCGGGCAGTTAAGCCTAAACTGATATTTCTTTCCTCACAGCTCACCAAATACCTTTTGCCGAAGTTTGGACTTAACGAGGGATACAGACTTATCTTTGAAGAATTAGATACCGAGGATAGAAAACTAATGGCAGATATCCACGCCATTTATATTGACAAAGGAGTAATGAGCGTAAATGAAGTAAGAGAAGAATTAGGAATGGAAAGTATTGCAGAGGGGGAGGAATCACCCGAAGAAACTCCAACCGAGGACGAGCCGAAAGAAGAACCACCGAAAGACGGGAAGAAGAAAGCAGTTGATATGCTTTCAAACATTCTTCTAGAACTTTCAAAAGAGGGAGAACCTAAAAAGAGATTCACAAAAAAAGAGATCGAAGAATACCACCAAAAGAAAATAATGTTTTCGGAGGATTTAGAAGCAAAGTTTAGAAAGAAACTAAAGCTGTATTTCAATAGCCTAAAGAATAGAATCCTAAGCGAAACCGTAAGCAAAGATATTTTATCAAGTGGAACTGCAGAGATAACCTTTAGCGTTGAAGCAGAGAAACAAACAGTTGCCTCAATTTCAATGCCTTTCTTAGAAGAAGCAATTTTGTTACAGGCGAGCAACACAGCGACATTGCTGGCTTTGCCTTCTGCTATTCATAGCCAAGACGAGATAATGAACAAGTACCTTGTGAACACATCAAGAATGCTTGGAGATTCAGTCACGAAAACAACAGAAAAAAGAATTAAGAGAATGCTTAGAGATTGGGCAGAGAGTGGAGAGGCAATAAGCGTTTTAAGAAATGAGATAAAAGATTACTTTGATATTTCCCAAAAGGAAAGAGTGGACAATATAGTTGTTACAGAAATTAGTCGGGCTGCGGGATTTGCTACTCAAGAAACCTATAAGAGGGTTGGAGTAGTTGGCAAACAATGGGTTACTGCTCAAGATGAAAGGGTTTGCGAATTTTGCGGACAAATGGACGGAGTTACAATTCCAATGAAAAGGAATTTTTGGAACAAGGGAGATGTAATGGTGGGAGATGACGATAGCACTTTAGATTTTGATTTCATGGGTGTTGGCTCATTCCCTTTGCATAATCGTTGCCGTTGCAATTTGATTCCAATCTTTGATGAAGCAGAAATTCCCGAAGATCCGTTTGGTTACAAAAAAGATGCGAAAAAATATCATGAGAAATTATTGGATAGAGAGATAAAGGAAAACAAGTTAAAGGAAAGGGAAACAGAATTAAAAGGAAAAGAAAAGGAAGTAAAAGAACAGGTTAAGAAGCTAAAAGAAATTAAAAACAAATGGATACAAACAAAGAACTAAAAGAACTTTCAAAAAATAATAACATTATGCTAAAACAGAAAGCGGAAGCGGAAGAAAGAGAAAGAAAAGAAAGAACTAATAATATCCTCTTAGAGGTTCTTGATGAATTAAAAAAGATAAATAAAAAGTTAAAAAAGGAAGATGACATTTTACCATTGTAAAAATTGTGGATTCCTACTTGAAAAGAAAGAAGAAGCAAAAGAGGAAACATTGAAGTGCGATAAATGCGGGGCTACTGTTCATTTCACGCCAAAAGTAAAAATGGTGTCGGAGATACTTGCTAAAAAGAGTTAATATACTATAATTAAATAAATTGTTCGGACTAAGTGAGCCGACGGACTAAGAGAGCCTTGCTAATAACTAGGCTTTTTTAAAAAATGAACAAACTAAAGGGCTACTTGGAGAAAAAAGATAATGAGATAATGGGGATAGCTTCCACCGACTCAAAGGATCGCCACGGAGAAGTTATCCAACAAGAGGGCTGGGACTTAAAGGAATTCAAAAAAAATCCCGTGATCCTTGCAAGCCACGACTCCCAATCTTTCCCGATTGGGAAAGCTACAAACATAAAAGTGAGTAACGGTAAATTAATTTTTACCGCTGTTTTTTCAGAAGCAACTCAAATGGCTAGAGAAGCCTACCAACTCGTTAAAGAGGGAATTTTAAATTGCTTCTCGGTTGGTTTTATTCCTAAAGCGAGAGATGAGAAAGACGAAAGCATAATTACGAATGCCGAGCTATTGGAAATTTCTTTGGTTGCTATTCCTGCTAATTCGGAGGCAGTTGTAATTGCTAAATCACTTACTGGGAATAAGTTCGCAGAAGAATTAATTGTTAAGTGGGTGAAAGATGAAAAGATTTTAAAAGGATTGGAAGAAAAAAAGATTGCTAAGGTTGAACTTTCAGACGGAACTAAATTTGAAATTAAAGATTTTGATAAGTCTTTAGCCTCTTTGGTCATTGGAAACAATGAACCAGCAAGGAAAGAGGAAGCTCCTAGCAAAGAGATTCGCCTATTAAAAATGGCAGTCGCTAACCTGCAAACGGTTCTTTGCGAAAGAAATAAAAGAAAGGAAGGTGAAAAAAAATGATTGAAGATAAAAAACTAGAAAAGCAAGCCAAGGAATTGGCTAAGGTAATTTCAGAAGAAATGCAAAAAGATTTAAAGGCTTCTTATGATGAGAAGTTTACTAAACTTGAGCAGATCGCTGAAAACCTAACCAAGAAAGAATCCGAATTGGTGCAGAAAGTTTTCGTGGCTAACGATTTAAAGAAAGATGTTAGTTCTTTAGACGAGAAAGAAAGCAAAGATGCCTTTGCAATCGCTCTTTTAACGAAAGATGTCAATACTATTAAGTTGTTATGCGAAAAGGACTACGAGAGCCTTGACCCTAGACTGAAAGGTCTAAGCGAGGGAACTCCTGCTGATGGCGGTTATTTGGTTCCTCAACATTTCTATAACTCTTTAGTTGTAGAAAGGGATAACCTCAATGTAATGCGACAGAATGTTACCATTGTTCCTATGCGAACCAATGTGTTAACTGTTCCCAAGCACGAAACTGGTCCTGAAGTATATTGGACTGGCGAGGGAGTTACCAAAACCACTTCTTCTATGGACTTTTCTCAGCCAACGATCACCGCTTATAAAATGGCGTCGATCCTTTATATGACTGACGAATTACTGGAAGATGCTGCTTTCAATTTGACCGATTTGGTTGTGAATCAATTTGCTTCAAAAATTGCTGATCAAGAAGAAAAAGTGATCACCAATGGAGCAGGCACGACACAACCGACTGGAATTTTTGTAAATGCAAGTGTTCCTACCATAACTTGTGCTGGTAATTTAAGTTTTGATAACATTATCAACTTAGTTTACGAACTACCTGCCAAGTATAGAAGATTCGCAAAGTTCCTTGTTCATAACAACAATGTCCGAGAATTGAGGAAACTCAAAGACTTAGACGGTCGTTACTTATGGCAAGAACCTGTTGCGGTTGGACAACCTGCTACGATTCAAGGCTACCCAGTAATTGAAACTTATTGGGCTCCCGAATCACAAATAGCTTTCGGCGATTACAAAGAGGGCTATTGGTTGGGCGAACGGCACGGTATGCGAGTTAAAGTTACCCAAGATACTGAAACAACTTTTACCCAAGATAAAACTGGGATCAGAGTTGTAGAAAGAATCGGTGGTGATGTTATCGTTCCGAACGCTATTCGAAAACTTATAACTATTCCCTAGTTATTTACCTTGCCCCTTTTGGGGTAAGGATAAGCAACTAAAATGAGAATAAAGTTTTTAAAAAATTGTAAAGAATATAAAAAGGATCAAGTGGTTGATGTTACTAGAAATATCGCTCATTCTTTTATCGACAATAAAAGTGCGGTTATTTTTGTAGAAAAAAGGGTGGTGGAATATAAGGACACAATGCTAAGAAGCTATAAACAAAAAAATGTTAGCAAGTCTCGCAAATATTAAGCTGTTTTTAGGAATTACCGATAATAGCAAAGACTCCTTGCTTACTCTTTTAGGGACTGCCGTTAGCAAGCAGATCGAAACCTATACTGGCAGAACTTTTGAATCTACCGTTTATACCAATGAAGAATACGACGGCAACGGCACAAGAGAATTGAAGTTAAAACATTTTCCAGTTGTTACATTTACCAAGCTCGAAAGGAATAATGCCGAGGATAATACCGATGATTGGACAGAGCTTGATTCAAGCGATTATTGGGTTGATACAAATTCAGGCGTTGTTTCTAGGGTTAGCGGATTCCTTGATTATGAACCAACGGCAGAAAACGACTTGAGTAATGAAAGCCTATTCACTTGGGGTAAGAACCGTTACAGAGCAACTTATACCGCAGGTTACGCCACCGTTCCCGAAGATGTCCAATTAGTGACTATGCTTTCCGTTTCTAATTTGTTTAAGACTGGGAAAAATCCGAATCTTAAGAGCGAGAGTCTAGGCGATCATTCTATTACCTTTAAGGATTCACTTGGGCTAGATGATTATTCAAAATCAATTTTGGATAGCTACCGAGAACCAGTATTAAGCGATTAGAATGGATATTTTTTTTGATAAAAGCGTAAGCGTTCACAGGTTGATTGCCAATGGTTCTAAGATGAGCTTTCAGACTTTAACAACCACGCTTGACGGAACATTCCAACCTTTAAGCCAAGAGAAAGCACAAATGTTTGACGGAGGACATGGCGATATGTTTGTTTTTTTTACAGATGCAGGAAAAAATATCAAGCAAGGAGATAAAATAATGCACAATGGAATCACTTATAAAGTTGCTTCGGGTGGTGTAGATGATAGGAATGACGGACTAATTGCTGATTACATGAGCATTTATTGCACAAAACTATGATTACTGTAACCGTAAAAGGACTAGCCGAATTGAAAAGCCAACTTGCTTTATACCCAACAAAGGTCGGAACAAAGATAAAGGAAGGA